TCGTGCCAGCCGAACCGCTCCTCGATCTCGGCGCCGGGGTATCCGGCGGCGGTCAGCGCGGTGCGGATCGCCGCCACGGTGCCCTTGGCGCGATGGACGGCGATGCTCTGGCGGATCACCTCGCGCTTGACGTCCTCGGGCCAGTCACGGTCCCATTCGTCGACACCGCGCGAATGGGCCAGCCAGTCCAGATAGCGCAGCGGACAGGTCGCCGGATCGGTCAGCGTGGCCAGCAGATCGACCGGCAGCGCCGCCAGACGCGCCGCGCCGACCGCTTCCAGGTGGCGTTCGGTGGCCGTCGAGTTCGGGGGCAGGATCGAGGCCATCACACCGCCTCCGTGATGGTGATGGCGCTGCACCACGGGGCTTCGCCCGGGGCGGGTTCGATGTCGGCGGCGGGGCTGGTCAGGGTGACCTCGGCCACGACGCCCAGCCGGTGCAGGGCGGCAAACAGGGCCGAGCGGCGCAGGGGTGCACCCACCCGGTGCGCGTCGGAAACCAGTTGCTCGACGTCCGCGATGATCGCATCCAGCGCCGCCCCCGAACCGGGTCCCGGCAGGAAGGCTACCGTGGCCTCGACCGCGTAGGGCAGGATCACCGCCGCCTCTACCACCGGCAGCACGCCCAGCGGGCGCACCGTTTCGTCCGACAGCGCTGCCTCGACCGCCGCCAGCAACGCGGGCGAAGCTGTGCCATCGCCGGTGCGCGACAGGACCGCGATCCGCACGCTGCCCAGCGCCACGCCTGCGCCCACATCATCGGGGCCATAGACGCCCACGTCCAGGACGTCCGGGTCCGCCGTCAGCGCGTGATAGGCCCAAGCCCCGCGCGGTCCCGCAACCGAGAATGCCTCAATCGACAGCAGCGCCCGGCGGCGCAGGGCCGCGTCATCCTCATAGACCGCCGCCACCGGCGGGATCGCCAGCGGGTTGGCGGGGGTGATCAACAGCCGCGAGACGCCATAGATCGCCACCACGTTGTCCAGATCGGCCCCGGTCGCCGTCGCCAGATACTGCGACCGCACCACATCGTTCATCCGACCCCGGGTCAGCAATTCGCGGTAGGCCCACGTCTGGATCAGCTTGACCGCAGGCTCGCTTTCCAGATCGACCACCGCCGCCAGATCGGGGTCCAGCGTGACAAGATCGGCCTTCATCGCGGCGATGATCGCTTCGGCATCCAGCGCCTCGACGGCGGCGGGCAGCGGCAGTCGGGTCAGGTCCAGCGCGGTGGTCATGCGGCCACCTCCGTCTGCAGCGCCGTGGCGGCACCCGCGACCTCGCCCGACAGGCGCAGCGACAGGCGACCGGCGCTGGCCGCGTCGATCTCGACCCGGCGCAGGGTAAAGCGCGGCTCCCATTCGGCCAGCGCCTCGGCGGTGGCGGCGAACAGATCGACCATCGTCTCGCCATTCATCGGCGCGTCGATCAGCAGCGGCAGGTCCGACCCGTAGCTGCGGCGCAGGGCGCGCGACCCTTTGGGCGTGGTCAGGATGTCGTGGATCGACTGCGCCAGGTGCGCGTCAAAATCCAGCGTCCGTCCGGTGTTGCGGCTCATGCCGGTCATTTTGCCCCCTTCCGGCGGCGGGCCGGTTTCGGGGCCATGTCGATTTCCTCGACCGGATCGGAGGGTGGCGGCACCTCGGCCACGACCGTCACATCCGGGCCGGCGGCCAGATCGATGCCGATCACGACCGGCAGGGCGGCCATTGCCGGATCGAACCGGTCGACCGGTTCGTACTTCGCGGCGGCGTCAGTCATCTCGACCACTTCGCCCTTCAGGACGCGGCGACCTGCAACCCATCCGTCGGCGCGGGCCGCGTAGCTGCGCTTTGTCATGTCGGCTCTCCCGTCATGCCCGCCGGATCGCCGTGCGGGTGGATGTGATGGACGAGGCTGATCCCGTCCGCGATGACATCGCCGGTCACGACGATGTCCCCGTCGACCCAGAGGTTGCCGATGATCCGCATCGTGCCGCCGCCCAGATCGATGCTGGGTTCGGTCTCGCCCGGGGCGATCTCGTCGCCCGACCGGGGCAGCGCGCCCTGGACGAAAGCCCGCGCCATGTCGCCCGAGGGGGCATAGACCACGACCTGTTCACCCGGCGAGGGCATCCAGTGGAACCGGATCGCGCCCGAGGCCAGTTGCGCCACCTTCAGGGGCTGGCTCGGCAGGTCGCCGATCTGCACCCGCACGGTGGCGGTCGCGTTGTCGATCTCGGTCACGGTGCCGATCTGGACCATGTTGCCAATGCGCCGGTCGGCCTCGGCGGTGTTGAAGCCGTTCATGCGCCACCTCCCGCGACCAGGTCGTAATCATCCTCGTGCGCGGCGCCGATATCCGGCGCGTAGCCCAGCCAGACCTCCGGGTTGATCGGGGCGGCGTCGTCCTGCCAGCCAAGGCTGACCTCGTGCTGCCAGGTGATGACATGCAGGGCGGTCGCGGCCTTTTCGCTGTCTTCGGTGATCAGAGGCTCCTCTGACAGGCGTTCCGCCGCGCCGACGAACCCGTCCAGCCCCCAGGTCGTTTCGGGGATCAGCCCCAGCAAGACCTGCGCGATCCGGCCCGCCTGTTCGTCGCGGCGGCCCTCGGCACCCAGCATATCCTTGGTGACCACGAAGGCCGCCATGCGGACCGTCCAGGTCCGGGCAGGACCGGCATAGGTCTGCGACTGCACGGCCCCGAGACGCACGACCAGGACGGCAGGTGCCGCGACCGCGTGTTCCTTGAGGCGCGCTACCGTCAGTCGGCCCGAAAACCCGATGCACGTCCGCAGCCCGGGCATCGCGGCGGCAATCCGGTCGGCGGCAATCGACGGCAAGGCAAACAGCAGATCGGGGCGGGCGGGCGCGGTCATTGAAGCACCCCTTCAAGGAAGGTGTTCACAAGGTCTTCAACCTCGGTCCGGTTCGCCGCAGACAGGCCCAGATAGGGCCGCGCCGGGATCGGCGCATGGCCGCGCGACGTGTCCCCGCCAAATTGATGGATCGCGGCGTAAATCAGATTTGACCCGACAACGGCTTCCAGCCCGGTCGAGGCATTGGCGATGCTGTCGCGCAGATCGCCCTCGGCCAGAAGGATCGACCCGGGATAGATGCGGTTGCGCCGCTTCAGGCTGGCGGCATAGCCCGACGACCAAGGTGCCCACGGGGTGCCATCGGGCGCGGTCTTTTCATCCTCGATCCGCGTCTTGGTCTGGGTTTCCATCAACTGGCCGATGCTGTCGGCCAGCGTCGTCAGATCGGCCTCGGCCAGACGTTCCAGCCCGGCGATGGCAAGGCCCGCGTCGATCTCGACATGATGCAGGACGCCGGTCATCACAGATCCCTCATCTGGTCGCGGCTGAACAGGCGCGGCGGGCCGCCCACCACAATCGGCTGCGGGCCGGAGGTGTCGGGTTCCTCGCCCTCGACGGGCGGGGCCGGGGTGAAGACCAGCGCGGCGCGGCCATCGGCAATGGCCTTCAGATGCGCCAGCGCGTCTTCATAGCGTTGGCGGTGTTCGCTCGACGCCACATCCGCGCCCAGCGCCAGACGGTACAGGGCCACATCGACGCAGAGCTGGCGCAGGAAGGACGGCACCTCGACCAGCGGCAGGGCGTAGCGCCGGGCCAGATAGGTGTCGATCTCACCGGTCGCGGCCTCCAGCGCGCGGGTGACCGCCGCCGTGTCGGGAACGCCGTCCCGGTCGTGATCGGCCACGACCAGGGCATTGGCCCCGTAAAGCTCCGCGATGTCGGCTTGGGTGGCGTAGGACATGGGTCAGGCCTGCAGTGCGCCGCGTGCGTCCTCAAGCGCGGCCTCGGGGTCTTCGATGCCCCACTCTTCGCGCATGGCCTCCATCAGGACAGCCCAGACGCCGGTCGTGTGCAGATCGAAGCACTCAAGGAAGGCAGTCAGTGCGGTGGCCTGTTCTTCGGTGAGGGTCTTCATGGCAGCGGTCTCCTTGGGACTGGGGTGCCGGTCTTTCCCGGCTGTCAGCCCCCCGAGTGGGCGTTATTGGAGCGGTGCCGCTCCATCCGGGATACGTCAGGATGCGGTCGAGGCCGCGCCTTTCAGCTCGGCCCAGACTTCGGCGATCAGGGCAGTGGTCGCACCCTTGGTGCCCTTGGGCAGGTGCTTGCGCAGGGCGTCGGCCTTCGGTTGGCCGTCATCGGCAAAGTCACCGGCCTCGAGCTTGCCAAGGGCGTCCTTGACCAGATCGCGCAGGGCGGCGTCTCCCGCCTTCTCTGCCTCGGCCCCATCCGGCGCGGGGCCGATGTGCAGCATCGGCTCGTTGACCAACACCTGCCATTCGGCCTCGGTGAAATCGGCGGCGGTCACCACCGTCCCTTCAACCGTCCAGGCGCGGCCCAGCCGAAAGAAGGTGCCCATGGGACTGACGGATTTGATCAGGACCAGCTTTGCCATGATTACACCCAATCCATCACGACGACCTTGGCCTTGCCGAAGTTCGGGTTGTCGCCGCCGCCCGCGAGGGTGCGGACGTTGACGATGGCATCGGCGGCGCTTTCCAGCGACGGCGGCACCAGCAGGAGGTTCGGCACGACACCCAGGGGACGGCCACCGTCGCCCTTGCGCTGGCGCATGATCGTGCGGGCGGCCTCGAAGGCGGCGGCGTCCAGCGCGGCCAGCGACTTGTGCGCCAGCTGCGGGAAGCCGTAGCCCGCGTTGCAGCGGTAGCGGATGCCCCAGAGGTACTGGTCGTTGTTGAAGACGGCGTCCGAATTCGACGGGTCGAACTTCATCTCCAGCTCGGGCTTGGTCCGCTCCTGGAAGATGAAGGGCTTCAGCACCTTCGAGCAGTCCAGCAGATACCAGCCCGCGCCCGCGCCCGCCGTCAGGTTCGACCAGGTCGTGGCGACGCCCGTGCCGTCCTCGTTCGGATAGACCGGGTGATCGGTGTCGAAGAAGTTCTGCCCGTCATAGCACAGCGCGGCATGGCCGTTCGAGATGATGTCCTGCACCATCCGGTCGGGGTGCTGCGCGGCCTCTTGGCCCATCGACATGGCGATGGGCGCATAGTGGCCGAACTGATCGTCCTCGATCTGGGTGCGCTGCACGCCCAGCGTGGCCTCGAACAGCTTGTTCTCGATGGAATAGCCGCTGGCCTTCATGTCCTTGACGACACGGGCACCGACCCATTCGCGCAGCTTGGGGAAATCACCCAGCCAGCCATAGGTGTTCGACGCGGTCGTGGACGGGACCAGCGTGGCCACCTGATCCCAGAACGCCGCGGCCCGCATCTGGGCATAGCCGTCCTGAAAGTTTTTGCGGACGCCGGTGTTCAGCGCCGTGAGGATTGCAGCGGTAATGACAGCCATCGCGGCTTACTCCTTTTTCTCGGCGGCTTTGGCAGCCGCGAAATCTTCGGGTTTCATGCCCATCTGGCGGCAGACGGCCAGTTCGTCCGCCGACAGCGCGCCGGGCTGGGTTTCGGGCTTCTTCTCGGTGGTCGGGCCACCGGCGATCACCGGGGCCGCCGCGACCATGGCAGCGAACCGCTCCAGCCCGCCTTCGGCACGGCAGGTGGCGAGGTGATAATCCTTGGACGACGGCGCGACCTTGCCCGCCGCGATGGCGGCATCAACGGCTGCCACGGCCTCCGCTTCGGCGCGGGCCTTGGCGTCGGCCTCGAACGTGCTGATCCGGTTCAGCGCCAGCTGATGATCGGCCTTAGGCACCCACTGTTCCGGGTCGGGCGTCTGGGCGCGGTTCAGTGCGGTCTCTTCGGCGGTCTTCAGGGCGTTGATCGCCACCACGGCCTGTGCCGGGGTTGCGTCCGCCTGAAGGCCGAGGGCCTGAAGGACATCCTTGTCCATTGCTTCGCTCTCCTTTGTGTCGGCCTGCCGGTTAAGGGCAGGCATTGCGAAATTGGGCTGGTTGGTCAGGCCGACCGAAACGATCCGCGAGACCTCAAGAGTGCGCGGGTCGAACCGGAACCCGGGGCTGACATAGCGATAGGCGCGGCTGGCGATGGCGGTATGGCCCGCCTCGTTCCATTCGATCCGCCCCCAGAGGGCGCCGTCGCGCAGATCCAGTTCGGCGACCCAGCCGACGGCGGGGGCCGGTTCGCCCTTCTCGCCCTTCAGGTGGGTCGCATGTTCGAAGTCGACGGGGACGTCCTGCCCCTCGGCCCGGGCCATGGCAAATGCCGAAAGGATCGCCTGCGGATGGCTCAGCCGCCACACGCGCCCGTCGCGCCCCGGCAACGCGGGACCAGCGGGCGTCAGCTGCACCCAGTCCGGGACAGCGGCACCCTCAAAGCAGAGGGCAAGGGCGGTGGCTTGGGCAAGGGCGGGGTGCGTCATGCCGCCCAACATGCCGATTGGACGGGGGTGCGGCGACCTTGACAGGTGTCGGGGGGGGGCGGCGGGTCCGGCGTGCAGTCAACCGGTCGCGCAAGAGCGGGCCATACGGCGCGCTTCACCCCGTCAGGGTAGACGGAGGCCCGCCAAGCCGACAAGCCCCTTTAATGGGTATTTAATCGCGCTCTGCGAGGCCATTTCGTCGCCGATGGCGGGGCGCAGGGTTGATCGGAGGTCGGATCGGGCCTATCTTGTGACTGCGCCTGAGCCATTCGCTACGTCGCCACAAGATGGCGCGGGGGGTTGCGGCCCCGCAGGCGTCACTTCCTCAAGACCTCGAACTCCTCCCGTGCCTCGGGTCTCCAGCGCCGCTCGTTGAAGCGGAAGAACGTGGCGAGTTTCAGGAACTGCCCGTCGGCCAACGTCTCGAAAACAGCGACCCACGGCAGGGCGTCTCGGCTTATGTACCGAAGGTGGGTCGCGTCCTGCTTCTGGACGGTGCCGCTTTCGACGATCTCGGTCAGCAAGGGCAGCGTGGCTTTCGTGACCTCGGGGTGCTGCACCGCGAACTTCCTGACCGTGCGGGCGTCCATCAGGGCGATGGAGGTGGCCGCGCCGATGGCGGTCGCATGTGCCGGGTCGAGGACCGCGACCGGCAGACGGCCCTCAATGCCCTCGTCCAAGAAGCGCGATGCCCGCCAGCTGGTCAGGATATCCCGAACCGCCACCTCGGCCACCGCACCGGAGGCGTCGGCCATTTTACCCAGCATCATCGCATCAGCCTGTTGCAGGCGCAGCTTTCCGGGGTTGCGCTGAAACCCGGGGTCGATCCCCACCGGCACGATCTGCCGATCGCCGGTGCGCTCGTTCTGCCAGAGCTGGTCCTGGACATCCGGCGCGACCGAGATCCCGCGCCGGGTCGCCTCGGCGGCGGTGATCTGGCGGACCCAGCATTTGCAGCCCCAGCCGTTCGGCGGCATCCATTCGTCCCAGAACGGGTGATCGACCGACAGGATCAGACCGGCCTTGTTCTCGTGATGCGGGCGGTGGCGCTCGGACGGGCCAAGGCGGTATTCCAGATAGGGCAGCAGGCGCTTGGTGCGTTCGATCCGTTCCCACTGGCCAGCAGCGCGGGCGGTGCGCAGGTTGGTGCGGTA